ATTCCTACCCCTGCACCCAATCCCCCCTTACCCCCCTTTCCCTCTTCCCCATAAAAACGTACTATTTCCCTAGTACACATGAGGAATCGGGTAAGGCGCTTTCCAACCTGAACAGGCACCTTTAAGCCTGCTCTGTTCGGGTACCTTTAAACCCGAAACTATTAGGAGTGCTGTTACGCTCCTGCCAGGGGCGGTTCGGCGGTATACCCCTGCAAAGCCCTGCCCTGGTTCTTCACAAAAAGACGGAGCCGGGTATTTGCCTCATGCCTGGCCCGGTTCTCCTTGCGGAAACTTACGGGCTCAGCGTCTAACGCTTCCTGATACACCGCTGCATATCGTTGAACTGCTTTTGGCCTTGCAGCTGGTGTCAGGATCAGCAGCTGCTGCTGTATCCACTCTGCATCTGCCTGGCTGCATATGTCCGGCATAGACAGTTGTGCCTTAAAAAAATCATTCTCCATAAAGCAACCAGTGAGCTTCACATCCAAGCGCTGCGGCCAGCTCAATAAGAAGACGTGGTCTTTTGGTTTCTCCAGACTCAATCGCCTGTATCGATTGCTGCCGCATACCTACCTTTTGAGCTAGTTGGGTCTGAGACAGGCTTAACTCAGCTCGTTTTTGCTTAACTCGATGAGCGAGATTCATCGTAAACACCTCACAGTTTTATCTGTATATTTCTACAGAATTTACTGTTTGTCAAATACAGTTTAAGCTGTAAATATTAATAAAATTATTTACAGGGGCAGTCGCATGGGATTGGCAGAGCGGGTAAAACAAAAAAGGATTGAGCTTGGGCTCACCCAAACAGAAGCAGCAGAACTTGCCGGGATACGCCAGCAGTCATGGCAAAGTATTGAGGATGGGAAGACCCTAAAACCACGCAACATCATTGGCATCGCGAAAGCGCTACGCTGTGATGCCAACTGGCTTATGAATGGCGGTGCATTCAAGCCGATCTCAGAGGTGAACAGCAGGAGAGTTCCATTGATCAGCTACGTTCAGGCAGGAGCGCTTGCAGAAAAGCCACCAATAGAGGCCTTTGACGGCAGCTTCGAGTACATTCTTACAGACTCTGAGTTGTCTGAGTTTAGTTTTGGGCTTCGTATCGAGGGTGACTCTATGGAGCCTGATTTCAAAGATGGCGATATTATAATCGTTGATCCTGAGCTTGAGCCTTGCCCGGGAGAGTTTGTAGTGGCTAAAAATGGTGGTAACGAAGCTACATTTAAAAAATACCGCCCAACTTTTACTGACATGCAAGGCTGTCAGCATTTTGAACTTGTCCCTCTCAACGATGATTACCCTGTAATAAACAGTGATATCCAGCCACTAACCATCATCGGAGTTATGGTGGAACACCGGATTTATCGCAGAAAGCGCTAAGGCATCTTCCTCAGGTATGAAAACCGGCTATGCCGGTTTTTTTTGTCTTCTCAAAATTAAATGGCGATGAAATACAATTACATATGTAAAATCACAGCAATTTTACAGTTTTATCTGTTGCCTAAATTACAGTTTTAGCTGTATGATTTAATCATCCTAACTGACCAGGGCATAAAGATGAGCACAAGGAAATTTTACCAGGTAGTAAGTCTTCCCGATTTTCGGTATGAAACTGATTGCTCAGGGATTCAATATGACGAAGTCGCCAGCGATTGTGAAAGTAAAAGCATATCAATCTTAGATGCGATAAATTTTATTAGCCTGAGAATTTTTGAAATTTCCGAAGAGGAAAATAAAAAAGATGAAATAAGAAATCTTTCAGGCGTCATTGCTGATCTAGCTGAGATAGGATTAGCGACAAATAAAATACTTAATTCTGCATCTTATTATTCTGGATTGAAGGATGGTAAAAATGGCGCATGAAATATCAATCGAGCAGGCTATCGAAAAGTCCTGTCAAATAGAAACGATATTAGCAATGCTAGAAAGCTGCCCGGACGAGATGAATGATGCTCAGCTGATCTCTGTCGTTACACTGACGCGGCGTCTTGCGGGTGAAGTGTATTGCTGGTTGCTTGAAGAGCACTCTCAGAGAGGGGCTAAGTAATGTCTATCTGTTTACTGGCGGCTAGGAACCGCGTTAAACAAGCTGAAGCAGTTCTGGGCGTGTGGCTGGAGAGTCCGCGTGATGACTATGAATGTTCGTTGATATCTTCTGTAATCACGCTTCTGGAAGGTGTAGAAGAGGCAATTAACGAGGCTGATATCAAGCTCAATTCTCTGAAAAAATAGAAATTCTATAGCGTTCAATTAAATAACAGCTTAACAGCTGCGAATCATCTCACCCTAAAAACCGGAGTGAAGGAAATGAAAGATAAGTCAGCATTCAAATCAGCTTCAATTCTCGCCCAATTAGGTTACTGGGATATCGCAATGCTTCATCTTAAAAAAGCATATGGGCAGTAATCATGAGCGCATTAAAAAGACAAGATGTTCAGTATGTGAATATCAAAGCTGAGCAACTAGCGGGTCTATCACAAACATTATTTGAATATCACGAAAAGCTCGACCACTTCCAACTTAAAACGATTTGCGCTCTTGTTTATGATCTAGCCACTGATATTCATGACTGGACTGAAAAAGAGGAAGGAATAGTTATGAGTTTAGAGGAGGAACAGCGCAATGAATAATTTAATTAGCACTTATCGCCGACGAATTTTAAAGGCTGCGTTATTACGCCACCAGCGTAAAACTGGCAGTAGTTTCCTCATTATCAAGCTTAACAAAGGCGGTATTAACACGGTCGAGTTAACAGAGATTCATCTCGATGGATTATTACGAAAATTCGAAAGGCTCGCGATCAGTGAGTGCGGAAATGTCGAAGGCGTAAAAGCTATTAAGGGAATTTACAGCAGCTCTGTTGATGTTAATGGCAGCGGTGAGTTCCTCTCTGAAAGCGGTAAAGAGTTAATCGACGAGCTTATTTCAGAGCTGGTCGATTTTGCTAAAAAGCATAAACCAGCAGTGCCGGAGGTTAAGCATGTTTAGCCAGCAAAACGTTAACATCAATGAGCGCCCGGTACTGAAGGTCGCGCTGCATGTTCTACCTGACTTTACAGGTCGCGTCGTTCTCTACATTGAAAACGGTCAGGTGATATGTGATCGGCGGCTATTACCAGAGGAACATATCTGCTCTTTGGACACGTTCATTGAAATGGCTCGTGATATGAATCTGCGTATCCAGGAGACATCAAATGGCTGATGTTAACTACTCAGTAGAGCACGGTCCTATTGGCGTGGTGCTCACCATCGAGAACGGGGAGGTCATTCATTCGCGCCCTGTCCAAAAAGGCGAGATCACCGCTTCTTTGGAAACCTTTTTATGGATGGCAGAACGCGATGGATACACGGTCATTCCACCAGCTGGAGGGAAGGACAATGACCCTGACAGCGATACGCATTCCTGATTGGGTGCATTCACAGGCGGTTCAGGTGCTCAGGCAATACAGAGCCAGGCGAGTTCATCCCTCCCGGATGCACGGTTCAGGAAACCTGAGCCTGAGGGTAAACCGCCGCTGGCGCCTATTGTCACGAGATGGCGGCCAGAACTGGGAAGTAATGAGCCACGAAAGATACAGCAAACTGAAGGACAGAAAATGAATAGTGATTTTATGACTGAGAAAGAAGTATCAGACATGGTTGGGAAAAAGCGCACCGCCTTGTACCATCTCAGAAAAAAGCATGGGTTCCCGGCGCCCGTTTTAACTCATCCGGCTAAATATAGCCGCCAGGCTGTTGAAAAATGGATTGCTGAAGGTGGTGTTAACCGAGCTGTTTGACGTGCCAGAATATCTTGTCAGCATACAGTTCATACGCTTCTTTCTGTTCAGTTAGCCAGTCGTGTTTGTTATAAACTGCCATTACACCTCCCAGCTCGTGCCCCAGCATCTTTTCGGTGACATGGGGCATGACTCCTTCTGCTGAGAGGTTTGTTACCAGAGAACGCCGGAAGTCATGCGTGCGCCATTCAGGAACATCTATTTTCCCTCGTAATTTTTTCATGTATAGGTTCGATGATGAGCGATCAATAGGCTTGTCCAGCTCTTGCCCCGGGAAAAGTACATCATTGCCACTGTTGAGTAAGCGCTCTATAAGGGGTTTTACATGAGCGAATATCGGCCTCCTGATTATGTTGCCCATTTTCGAGTGTTCCTCAGGCGTAGTCCAGATCAGATCTTCCATATTGAACTCTGGAGAGGTTGCCAGTCGAAGCTCTGAGGGGCGCGCACCCCATAGCAGAAGCAGTTGATGCAGAACCTTATTTGACGAGACTATTTTACTGTTCTCTAACGCCATCCATATTTTTGCAAGCTCAGTGTAAGTAAGCACCCGGCTACCGACATCGGGCTTTTTGCCTATATTTTTTACGCTTAACTTAAGCAGCTCGCATGATGGGATCAGCTGGCGACTGATACACCAATTAACGACCGAGCGCAGCTGGAGCAGAAGAACACGCGCTTTTTTCTTGTTCTGGCCTTCCTGCTTGTCAAAGAACTTAACCCAAGAAGAAACCGGGATATGCGCTACCGGCACATCCTTAAATTCGTTGTACATGGTGTTGTACACAACAGACTTGTAAAGCGTCTGGGTATTTGGCCTTAGACCATTTACGTACTTATCCCACCACTGATCCAGGCATTCCTTTAAGGTCAATGCGCCATCATCACGGGCAAAATAATTTTTTGGGTTTACCCCCTTCATGTACAATGCGCGCATCTCTCCGACTACGATCCTCGCCTCTTTGAGCGCGGTCGACGGATAGCGGCCTACCGTAAGCCGTACAGGATTGCCCTTCCAACGGTAGCGGTACTGAAAGGTGATCGTTCCTGTAGGTGTGATGCGCACGCTTAACCCGTCCCCATCAGTGACCTCTGCTCGGCCGGAGTAAGGCTTTCCGTTGATACTTCTAAGTTTGGTGTCGCTAAGGGCCACGGTTGATATCCTGTACACAAATCCATAAGTCATTCTGTACTCAATGTGTACGCAATGGCAAGTGAACAAATGCACATAACATGCGAACGATCTAGCCAGTCAGGAGAACAAAAGCAAACTTAATCCTTGATGTTTTGCCGATAAAAGCGGTAACATCAGAACCAGCGCGAACGAAGTTAAACGCGCGTTTAATATGTCCCCTTAGTTAAATGGATATAACGAGCCCCTCCTAAGGGCTAGTTGCAGGTTCGATTCCTGCAGGGGACACCACTTCGGCACAACCTACCATCACCAGACATAACCGAAAGCCAGATCCCAAGTGCATCACTCCCGGTCTTTCACCACCCGGCGTTACTTAACGCAGATTGACTATACGTTCCTGAAACACTATGAGTTACACGCATGAAGATGTCGTTACATTAAGAGGCAGATGTATTTTGTCGGTCTGAAATATTATTAGGACTGACAAAGGCCCTCATTAAAAATTTCTTATATGCAGATACTCTCCTTCACGGCTCCCAACTGCAATACATTTTGCCTCTACCATACTGATATAATAATACGCAGGATTTGGCATATGCTTCATCATCCATGGGAGTTCGTCAGAGTATTCACTATCAGAGGTAGAAATCATCCAGACAGGCTCGCCCTCTATGGTCATAGCGCTGGCTTTATGATAATTATCATCCCAACCACGCCCGTTTTGTTCGGCATAATCCCTGGCTATCTGTATTGCTTTCTCTTGTGTAATCAC